TGTCCAGTGGATAGTAGAGGCTGATTGCATTGTAGCGTCAATGGTTTCAAGATCATCCACACCGCCAGCATGATCCAGATTTTCAACAGTAATTCTACCAATATATCCCTCGTCTAACTCGGAAACTACAGAAGGATCATCGACATCATGATTAGGAATATAAACTATCCAAAGATTGTTTCTCTCAAGATATGCATCCCTAATCCTTTCAAACGCAACATTTGTTTCCTTATAGTTAAGGGTAAGGTCTACCGACCATTCACGCAGACCATTTATATGAGAACGAGAGTCAGTCATTGTCAAGTCAGTATCATCTAAAAGGTCATCACTTAGATTTAAGTTAGCATCTGTCGCTGGCACAGGTTCCAAATCATCTATACCACCAACTAGATTGCCATCTTCATCTACTTCACCGACAAAGACTGCCTTTTCAAATGCAGGTTTGCCATGTTCAAACTCTTCCCAAGTAGCAGCCATAGTCTCACCTCCTTTATCTTAGATTAAAACTTTTATATATATCACCTCCGAGAAGCTTGCACTTTAAAGCCTACATAACCTATAAGAAGAGAATCATCTGTACTAGGGTCTATTTGATAAGGAGGAGAATAGCTAGACCTCAGAAATATAGGAGTAACAAAATTATCTGTTACTATCCTTTGCTTATGAAAATTCGCAGCTATAACCTGCGAAATATTATCTACAGTCTGAGGAGTATATCCGTGAGTCCAAAAACGCATATCTTCGAAATCTTCCCATTTTAGAAGATCACCAATGGTAAGATTATATTCAGAGTTTATCCCTGTCATAGTTACATAAGGATAATCAACTTCTCTAGGAACTCTAGCATAATAATATCTATCCTCTGCTAGGGCATAGAAGTTTAACTCTTGCTCATTATCTGTGTCTTCGAATCTTTTAACTGTTACCTCAGATTCAGGATCAGTTAAGATTATGCGTATTTGGTTAAATAATTCATGAGTACTTATCATAAGCTATATCCTCCTAAAACCTTTAGTCATCATTTGAGCGTATTTTTCTTTCCACTTATAAATAGTAATAACCCACGCAGGCCGAGGATCTAAATTAATCTTAGGAGCTCCTAATTCCAGATATATAGAATAAGGTAAAGGTGAATACACATAAGAAGATACAGAATTTCTCTGGGCTGCCTCATGACTAACACTGATGGATTTTATCAAATCTCGTGTCCTAGGTGCAGGAGGTTCCCCAGGAGCAGATGCTTGATGTTCCTTATACATCTTTCCTGACCTGCCCGGAGGCACATCCAGAGTTCTTCTTAAATCTTCTTGGTATGCTTCAGCCGTTGCTCTAGTATTAGTTTCAACCTGGCGTTTAAACTCACGCTCGAAATGCCTATTATAAGTGAATCCCATTATACGCTCACCACACTTTGTAAGCGTATCTCATAATGATGATCTAAAGGTTTATCGATATCCATTATCTGATAAATGTTTCCCGTGTCAGGTTCTCTTACCTTATAGTTTTTCTTGAATTCGATTGTTTGTCCATTGACCGTAGCTGTATCGCAGAATAACATTCGATAGGCCTCGACAGTCATTCTATCTCCCATCTCAATTAAGGCTCCCCGCCGAACCTCAATAAATCCCAGCACTTCGAATAAATCTGTTTCTGCTGCTTCCTCGTAACCATCTTCATTAAGTTGGGAGGAGGAGGTTTCAAATACGACAAAAGGCTTGAGAAATTCCTTAAAGTCTCGCCTAAACTCAGTAGTCATTATATCCCCCCTCTAATTTGTCTCGGCCAAAGAAGGGAGTTGTCCTATCACCATCCTCTTCTTGAGCTATCTTCTGAGATTTACTAATACCTCCAACGAGTGGTTTAGCTAATCCAGCGATTTCTTCCTCGTATTCTTTAGCCATATCTAGCCAGAGTTGAGCCTGACGAGAATAATCCTTAGAAGTTCTACCGATACTTTTGCTAGCCCTTAAAGAAAAGGCTCGTGCAATGACTCTACTCGCACGCATAGCAGCCATTTTAAAGCTACCTTCTTCTTCCAAGAGTCGCTCTAACATCGCATCGGAAATAGTATCCTCAGAAGGATTACCTAGCTCTTCTCGGAGTAATTGATATTCTGGTGTAGGCATTTACATCCCTCCTCTCTTATTCACATTCGATTAGGTTATGACATTATGCATAAAGACACCAAGTTCAGATCCGATGACCTTCATGTCATATGCCATTTCACCTTCAACTCTGGTTGACTTGATATTACGCATATAGAAATTAGCTAAAGCTACGCCATAAGGATTCTGCAAATAACCGTTCCATGTGAAAATATAACCTGCGGAAGGTTGCAAGAGTCCCGGACGAGTCGGAGCATAATAGAGAAATACGATATCATCTACGAAAGGAGTTAGATCCATGGTGTCTCCTTCATGTGCTTGGTCGTAGATACCTTCAGCGATAACTAGCTGGTCAAGATCGAACGCTCTAGCTATCAAAGCAGGATTAATATCAATAGCTTCTCTAGTATACTTTATTCTATCCAGAATAGAAGGATGATTCTGAATAGCATCCCAGACCTTACCTCCCATAACCATTCTATTAGGCTTAAAACCTGTAGCCTCCAAAACATCTCGCTTAAGCCCAGTTATATCCTCAATAGGAGTAGAATTAGCATAATCATCCCATTTATCATAGTCTACATTAGCATCAACATCAATGTCAGTGTCCCATACAGTTGTGGTGAGAAAACTAGTAACAAAATCATACTCTTTCTTCATTGTGAGTGCCCGGCTAACGAATTCTGTGCCATCCCTCATAGGCTCGAGAGGTGCATCATAATTCGCCATAATTCTATCATCAATGTCCTTATGAAAGCCGTACACCTCACACATATAACTTTCAGTTGCCTGTTTATATCCAGAGCCAACAGTCTCAGTGCTTGGAGGGCGAACCTCTGCATGCTGCCTGAACCACTGCTGCTTAGGATATGTGAAGTACATATCACTCTGTTTTTGAACAGGCACGAGAGGAAAGACTTTATCAGCGACAAAGTTATCTAGACTCTGAAGATATGCGACAGAAATATTTGTCAAAATACCATCTACATGCACTTCACCGACAGTAGGTTGTTGCGATTTAGTAATATTTTGAAACATAAGCAATTCACCTCCTTATTTTAAACTTATGGGGTATTATTGAATTCTCCCATAGGGATAAGTGCCATAGGAATAAGCACATCTTGTGTGATAGTCGCCCCGGGCGTATCACTAAGGGCTATTCCTATAACCATTTCATCAGCATCTGCTCCAATCGCTTCTACCCGACCATCACTATTCCAAGTAAGCAAATCTCCTGGAGATATAGTATCGTCTCGAGTTACGACCTTAGTAACTCCAGTAACCATAACTTCGACAGCCTCACCAATGTTAGGATCGTTCTGAATGACTCCAATAGGGAAATCTGTGTTAGCATCTGCAACTCCTATTTCGAGATCTCCGGAAACTTCTCCAATATAAAACTGATTTTGTCGTAAATCTACTCCAGCCACATGACCGGGAAGTTTATATCCGGGAGTTTGAAATGCCATAAATCATCACCTCCTTTAAGGTTTAACCCCTAGTATCTAGATACTCAGAATACAGATTAGGATCTTCTTCTACAGCCTTCACTATAGCCTGAGCTTCAGAGATGTCAGGATCGTTACTCTGAATTTCCTTGACTCTCTTTTCTAACTTAGAGTTTACATCGGTACTGTCTGCTCCTTTATCTCCCTTCGGGTCTTCAATCTTACTAGCATCAATACGCTCATTAGCCGCCCGGAAGATTTCTTCGAGTTCACCATCTATTCCAGCCTCGTGAGCCTTTCTCAGAACATTAGCAACAGTATCTACTTTTGCCAGATTTTTGTAAGGTTCAGCTTTTTTCTGGAATTCCATATCGAGACGCTTCTCTCTTTCAGCCTTGACTAACTTCTTAGTGGCCTCCAACTCATTTTCCATTTTCTTGAGAGTAGTAGCGACCTCTTCAGGAAGTGCAGACTTGTCAATATCCACCTCAGAGCCTTCATCAGCACCTTTCTTGACATCTTCATCACCTTCATCAGTGCCTTCATCTTTCTTTACATCCTCACCTTCAGGGGGCTTGACATCAACCTCATCTTCAAGTCTTTTTTGAATAAACTGACGAACTTCGGGCTCTTGAATTTTCTCGAGAGCTTCTTCTAGTGTCAATTCATCTGCCATAGTATTTTCACCTCCTTCTTTAGGGTCATCACTCTTTACTAACAAAAATTTTCTCTTATTAGCAGGATTATCAACCGAATCTACATTTTTTATTTTCATTGTAATAATCTCAGGCACTTATAAACTCACCTCCTTAATAAGCATACAACCCTTTGCCTTCCAGAGAATAACCTGTTCTTTCTCCAGAAAGAATTTTAGCAAAATGCTCTTCATTCCAAACAACTCCTAAAAGCCAAGATCCTTTTTTAACAGGTTCTCCTTTAATTTCCATATCAACAGGGGCTATAAAACTCTCAACGACTGTTCCTACCTCGCCGCTATTAGAATGCATATCTCCGACATATTTAATTAACTCAGTGTCCATTTCAGTAATGTCTATCTGAACCTCATCAGCCTCGCCTTTAGCCAACTTTACAAAAGTATCATATAATTCTAACGCTATTTTTTCAATATCAGACTTTCCTTGAAGCTTCTTGACATAATCCCAAGCAGCCTCTCGGATAACTTCTGCCTTTGCAAAATCTCCTTGAGTATCCTGCTTGAGAGGCTCATAGACCACTCCTAATGTATATCTCAGAGTCTTATCAGAAGATTTTGCAATATAATTAACATCCTTCTGTGCATGAATTGAAGCGGCTTGGCTTGCCACGATTTCTCTAGCCTCCTCTCTTGTTCGCCCTGTGCCCGGGCCATAAGTTATACAGTTACCTCCAGAACCCCACTTAAATCCAGGTTTACCATCTTTTTGACACTCCATTATAGGCATTTATATCACTCTTCCTTCTCGGGGATCCAACTATCTTTGATCCTTGGGAGGGGTGAGCAAAACCGGGCAACAGACTAATTCCCAAATGCTCACATAATTCCCAGTTTATTCCAAGTTTTGTTCTTCCGTCTGAGTGTATTCGCCTGAGGCATCCGTTGGTCGGGTTACATTGTCCATCCTAGTTTCTCCAGCCTGATGTTGTCCTGCTGTATGAGTGCCCTGCCCGGGGTAGTCTGCCGGCTCAGCCTTCGGATGTCTCTCGGTTTCATCGTCTTTATCAGGCAGGCCGAGGAATTCTCTCAAGAAATGTTCGAGCCTGTCATCTGGTTTAATAGCATTAATGTTGGCAAACCTAAATAATGAGTTAGCTAATGCTAGAGGGTCAAGTTTTTGGATAGGCTTAGGCACGATTCTAGGTGGATTATGTGTCTCTGTGTCGACTCCATTTAATCGTAAGAGTTTAGGAATAGCCTTCTTTGTTAAGATAGAGCATATAGATTTCATCCAGCCAGATAGGGCTATAACGAATAGCTCGTACTTTTTGTCTCCTAGAGCATAGGAACCTCCTCCAGCAGCGTGTCCTATCATTATGACATCGGCTAACATAGTTTGAGCAATAGCAAGGTTATATCTGTCTATTGCATCATCTATGTTGGCTTTTCCAGAGCCATCCGTAGATAAAAGGCTTAATTCCCAGCCCGGAGGCATTACACTGCCCATCTGTTCATCTTTCCTGACACGAGTAACGATGTCAAGAGCGTACTGTCGGAGTTCTTGAGCCTTTTCATTTTTGGCAAATATCTGGATAGGGACATTTAATACCGGATAACCTGCTAAACTACGCTCAATTCCAATAGCTTCTATGGTTTCTAGTCTGGACTTAAAGTACCAGGGCCGATAAGCTGAGCGTAGTATTCCTCGGCCTTCTGGGTTATTCTTGTGAGTTGAAGGTCGGAATAAAAGTAGTTTAGACTCTGGAATGTATACTTTATCGGGATCGTAGTGGGGCATCTGCCAGACACCTTGAAGATCTTTCTTGTCGTTTAAATCCCACTCGAAGATGCTGTCCTGACTTCGTGGAGCCCATTTAGACCAGACTATGGTACCATCGTCTTTTATTTTGTAGACTATTTCGTGGACAGCGAATCCATATTGGAGCATTGATGTAACCTCGGAAAGAAATTCGGGAAAAGTAAATTCCATTTCTTCAAGAGCATCTTTTATGAATTCGATGTCTTGTTCCCGGCTTCCTTCTTCGTGCTCGGTTACTGTAAACTCGGCGTTTCTTAGATGCATCTCGATGGAATAGAGGACTGCCCCGATCGTTGGGTCATTTCCCATCTCTTTAAAAGTGGATATTCGTTTTTGTAGTGAGCGTAGTTTTGGGAGATAATCCTCCATGACAAAACCTGAGGCTTCTCGTAAGCCTGTTGTGCCTATTTCTCCGGAGCCTCCGAGTTCTCTGAGGGCTTGAGTGTCTATTTTTTCGATGTCGAAGTTGTTAATATCTGTCATGCAAAGTCTCACCTCCCCATTTCGAGTGCTTCATAAAGCTATCTATGGCTTGATATGAGAACTCGGAGTATTGGGCAAGTTGTTCTTCAACCTCTGTTAATCCCGCCGAGATAGGACTGCTATCCATGAATTCTCCGGCCATAGTTAGCATTAAAGCATCGGCCTCGTCAGGGCTGGAGAGTCCTCTTTTTTTCATATCTTCTTTAGATTCTATTTTTATTTTGCCCTTCGCTGTTGTGTCATATTTCATGTTCGAGAGTTGCGTTGCTAGGTCATCATCTGGCGGTAGGGCTAATGAGTCTGCTTTTTCCGGGTTAAGTCTTTCTCTTAACTGCCAATATAGTTCTGCTCGTAAATTTAGGAATCGCTCCTCGGGGTCGTAGACAGGTGAGGATTGGGCGTTTATGGCGATTGAGTTCATGTTTGCTTCTAGCATTCTCTCGTGTACTGCCCAGCCGACTCCTACTGTATCGGTGTAGACTTGTTCGTGGGCTGGAATATTGGCTTGGAGATTATCGATTGTTTCTGGTAAAGAGGCTACAGTCCAATTGATGGGAAGTTCGACATAGTTTGCTATTCGTTTGACTAGACAGTTGTCATCCATTCCTCCTCCGGAGGGGTCAAAGCCGAATATCGGTTCGTAGTCGGTTGGAGGTGTGGTGTTTTCCCAAAGATGTTGGGCTCTTTTTATCCAAGTAAGAGGTATGAGTCCTTCTTCGGTAGTCGGTGGGAATTGCCCCTCGACTTCTGACATCCAGCGGGGAGAGCCTACTCCGTATAGTTCTCTGCGTTCATCTACCCACATTTCAGTTACTAGGCCGGGGATTATCTCCTCTCCAGCTTTAAGGTTAGGTGTATCAAAGGCAGATATTGTTAGAGTCGCATATCTGGGATCGTCGAACATTTCGTAGAAATGGCCTTCAGGCGATAGAGGGTTTCCGATATCGAATCTATGGCAACTATCTCCTGTCATAAGTGCGTCTAGTCTCTCGTTTATTTCGGGCTCAATACCTGCAGACTCATCCACAATTATTAGTAAGTGAGGTGCGTGAATACCCTGTAATCGTTCGGGCATATTCGTTGTGAAACCTATGGCCTGGTGCCCGGGCCCACAGCGGATTTCATGCTTGAGAAATGTTGAGCCTAGGTCTGCTTTGGCTTTTTCTTTGAGTTTGTGAACTGTTGCCCAGATATTTTCTAGCTGTCGATAAGAAGGTGCAGTAGTTACTACGATGCTGTCTGGGAATAAGTGTACGAATGCTATGGCTATACAGGCAGCTACGAATGACTTGCCTGAGGCGAAACAGGATTTTACAGCGGTGTAACGATTATTCCAGACTGTGTTGACTATTTCTTCCTGCTTTTCCCAAAGCTCGACTCCGAATACATCCTCGAGCCAGAGGTTGGGCTGATTTTGATACTTTTTCACTGCTGATTTGAATGTTTTAGGAGGACGACCTCTCCTCTCAGGCAATTTATACGCACCTCCTCACCTATAATTGTTTGAGACTCTTAAGCATCCCCTTTAAAACCTCTCTGTTTTGAGGCATATCGTGGGGATAACCGTAGAATTTTATGACGGCATCGATTTTTTCGGGGTAGACTGATTCGAAATGCTTGATTATTTTTCGGATTCGGTCTAGATACTTGTGGCAGTTGACGCATGTGGTTACTAAATCCTCGAGATTTTCATCCATAAAGTTGTCGTAGGTTAGGTGGTGTATTTCTAAGGTTTTTCCGATTCCGTTGCAGAATTGGCATTGGTAATTATCGAGTTCCATACGCTTTTTTCGGAGATTAAACCATTTATCTGATTTCATATATTTTCGATAGGCTCCACTTAAAGCCATTAGTATCCTCTCCATTTTAGGCGTTGGATTTAACTATCTTAGATCGTTGGGAGGGGTGAGCGGAAAGATTTCCTCCCGGGCAGTCGAATTCGGTTTGAGTGTATGAGCCGGGCAGTTGTTAGTTTCTGCCCGGCTCGGTTGGGGTGTATATAGAGGAAGGTTTATTTTTCCAATTTTTGGTGTTGTAATTTCAAAATTTGAAATTACGATTGTTCGTTATCATCTTCGGCGTCAGCTTTTCTGAGGATGTCGAGCCAGGATAGTTGCATGTCTCCTTCTATCTCGTGTTTTTGGGTTGGATTGTATTTTGGTTTGTTGGCTTTTAGGGCTACTTCGAGGGCTCGGACTCGGGCATTGCCCTGGACATCTTCGGTTAAGCCTAAGCCGCATTTGAATAGCTCGTTTTCGATGACATCTTGGAGGCAGGCTTTTGCTAGGTCTTCTTCGTCAGAAAAGTCTAGGCCGAACTCTTTGCGGTATTCGTAGACTTTGTTTACGGAAATGCCGGCTAATTTGCAGGCTCCTGCCATTGTGCCGGTTCGAGATAGGCCTACCAGATAGGAGGCTGCTCGCTCTGGTATTGGTTCTCCGTTGAGGTTACTGGGTGGGGAGTAGACTGTTTGGGATTCGGGTAAGAGGCCATATCTGTTGAAGCCTATTGTATTGTTGATTTCTCCTCGTTGGGTTTGGTTTTCGTTGGGCATATTGAGCACCTCCTTCGGGTGTTAGTCATGGTTCAAAGTTTTTGAAATTTTCTAATTTTTGGACTTTTGACTGCAGAGTGTTGCTTGTAGTTTAAGGATACTAGGTGGGCGAGGCTTTGTCAAGTGCAAACACAGACATTTTGCGTGTTTTTCAATTTTTTTTTTGGTAAAATTTTCGGTGGAATGTTTCCCGTGAAACATTTTTGAGGATTTTGGAAGTTTTTGGTAAAAAATAATTCTTGACAAGATGGGGGAAATGTGGTATAATGGATGTAGAAAGTTGGAGATTGGACTTGTCCTGCTCTCGGGTAGAGGGTTGTCCTTTGCTCGGGGGCGGGTCGCCCATAGTCTGATTTTCTCCTTTGGTTTGTTTTTAAATTTGCCTTTAGGCAAATTCTTATCTGGAGTTTATATTCTCCAGTTTAGCCTAGCCGAGCCGGGCTTTTGTATTCGACCAGCTTGTTGGCTGGTTTTTGCCAACCGAGATACTCTTTGA